GCACAGCAGTATCAGTTTGTTTCGCATATCGTCTACGACCTCCCTGCTATCATTAAAGATGGCAAGGTTGTCCAGCCGGTTACGTACCACACTGAAGTGATTCCTCAACCCGATCGGAAAGTTACTATACTTACGGAAAGTCGTGAAGGCCAAGTGACAGCCGGCTTCCATGGCACAGGACGTAAGCACCTTAGCCCCCTACCCGTTCGCTACCGTAAATGGCAGCTAATTGATGGGTCAGCTATGACGCATATTTACGTTCCTGGTAGTTCCACTGCCCCGCCCACCGATACTTACTCTTACACCTCTCCGATTGCTCATTCTTCTGGATATGTTCTATCCAATAATGAGATTTTATCGTTGGAGCGTAAGGCAATTACGGGTCTGCGTAATCGAGCAAAAGATATGTCGTTTAATGCGGCTCAGGCTTACGCCGAGCGGCACCAAACTGCCAATCTTGTTGCGAATACTGCACAGACGTTGGCGAAGAGTATTCGTTCTCTTCGCAAGGGGGACATCCTTGGTGCGGCTCGAGCACTCGGCGTAAAGCCGAGTCGCAAGGTCCGTAGGTCATCCAAGGTCTCGGTAACCACTGATAACATCTCTCGGCGCTGGCTTGAACTGGAGTACGGGTGGAAACCCCTACTTCAAGACGTGCACGGCGCTGCAGAGGCACTCGCTAAATCGAACAATAATGTTCAGTTTACGAGAGTTACCAAAGTGCAAAGCGCAGAAGCCCATGATGATCGAACTGTGAAACAGTCGCTCAACACAGGTGACACTGGCTTTGACAAGACTCGCTATAAGACTGACGACAAACTGGTTATCCGGTATGGCGTCAAGTTCTCACAGCAAAGTCCAGTTACCGATTTGCAGAAGATGGGTCTAACTAACCCCGCTCTTCTTGCATGGGAACTATTGCCTTTCTCATTCGTAGCCGATTGGTTCGTTCCTATCGGCAGTTTTCTCAGTTCTCTTGACGCAACCCTTGGGTTGAGGTTCGAGAGCGGCTATAAAACTGTCTTTAGGACGATCAACACGGAAATGACTTCGGAAGCAATGGTCAATTATCGCACTGGCGGTTATCTGTCTAGGTACGAGCATGCTTCTTCGAAGCTGATTGAATGGGATAGGACTGTCCTTTCGGACTTTCCCTCCGCCGTTCCTCCAGTTATGAAGAATCCATTCTCTGTTACCCATGCAGCTAACGCTATTGCGCTCCTTCATCAACTCTTCAAGAGGTAAATACAATGACTGCAATTGCAGCTTTGACCCTGGCTAATGGTGAATCCACCCCAGCCAATAAAACCTTCAACCCAGTCAGCATTGATGCTGTTGGCGTTGCGCGCTGGGCTGACCGTTCGGGCGGAATCGCTCTCGGTTACCCAGTTGTCACCTTTGCCCTGAAGTCCCCGTCAAAGACTTCTCGCGCATACAAAGTGACTGCTAAGGTACAGCTCCCCGTTCTGGAACAGACTTCGGCCTCGACGGCTTCCGGTATTCAACCGGCTCCGACCTTGGCCTACAATCTGCTCGCGAACGTCGAGATGGTGCTTCCAGAACGCAGTACTTTGGCTCAGCGTAAAGACATGCTGGCCTTCCTGCGTAACTATCTGGCTAATGCAACGGTTATCACCGCTGCAGTAGAAAACTTCGAATCGGTTTACTGATTCGTTTAGCCCCATCTGAAAGGAGTTCGACCTTATGTCATCTAAGATGCGTAAGTCTGACGTGCTTCAGGCCGTCAAAGGATATCGCGTACGCCCGTCAAAAACTGACAGTGCGATCTATCTCTTCTTATCCGCTCTCGATTGCCCTCGGGCGTTAACTGTTTGGCTTCTTTATAAACATAAAGAACACGACCAGCTAACATCTTTGGACATTAGTCCGACGAATTACGATAATAAATATCGGTTTCGTCAGGATTACGAGGCTACTAACTTTCTCTCTAAAGCGTCCTTTTTAAAGACGACCTTCGATCGGAAGAAAGTAGCGGTAGCAAAGTTTCTCGAATTTGAGGAACTCTGCGCCGAGACTAATTCTAGGTTTCGCCGCGCCGGGTCTTTGCTTAAAAACAAAGATCAGGCTTGGTTGCTTCACGCGACCAAGCAGAAAATAAGCATGGTGCTTCAGAATTATTCTCCGGATGAGTTTGTAGATAGTGCAAATTGGGGTCCTGGTTCCTCAACCCTTTTAAAGGGACCTGAGGTGTCGGGCTACAATAAATTCCTCTCTGAGAGGGGAATTACGCGCGATCTGTACTCCCTGGTTGAGCCGTGGTTCGCTACGGCCTACCCATTGTGGCATCAGCATCTAACCCAATCTTTTGGAGATGGATACTTTTGCTACGAAGTTGGGAACCAAGTGGTCACCGTGCCTAAGAATTCGAAGACTGATCGAGTAATTGCGATCGAACCAGGGATAAATCTCTGGTTTCAGAAAGCAATTGGTTCGATGATTCGACGGAGACTTCAGCGCTTTGGTATCGACCTCAATTCACAGGAAAGAAACCAACAACTGTGTAGAGAAGGGTCTCTCGACCAATCTCTAGCCACTGTTGATTTTTCTTCTGCGAGTGATAGTATCTCACTGGAAGTAGTCCGCGAGCTTTTGCCCGCGAATTGGTTTCAGTTACTCGATGCGTGTCGGTCCAAACTCGGCACTGTAGCAGACGGTTCTCTAATTAGGTGGAAGAAGTTCTCCTCGATGGGGAACGGCTTTACCTTTGAATTAGAGTCCTTGATATTCTACGCAGCAGCTTTAGCTGTTAAAGAATATCTTGGGGTAGATGGCCCCATCTCTGTTTTTGGAGATGACGTCATCATTCCGGTCGACTGCTATAACCTCTTTTCCGAATTTAGCGCATTCCTTGGATTCCGAGTCAACTTGAAGAAGAGTTTTGGCTCGAGAAACGATATGTTTCGTGAATCCTGTGGAGTACACTATTATGCGGGGCTAGACTGTAAACCGGTCTTTCTAAAAGAAAGGCTCTCCTATGTGGAAACCATTTATAAGCTGGCTAACGGTATCCGGAATCTCGCTCATCGTCACAGTGGTTACTGTGCTTGTGATCGTAGCTTCCTTAACTGTTGGACTCACCTGGTACACTGGGTTCCGGAAGCTTTACGCTTCCGAGTTCCAAGTGGAGCAGGCGATGTCGGCTTCGTCAGTAACTTCGACGAAGCCACCCCAGCAAGAGCCCGGTACGGTATCGAAGGATACTATTACCGAGGATTAGTTTCCGTCGGCATTAGCCGACAAGGCGATGGTCTCGCGATGTTACTGTCGAGACTGCGGACTAAGTCTATAAAAGAGTTTGGCAACAGCTATACTCTTAGAGGCCGGGCAAGACGTCAGCTCTCGCTGACCCTTGTCAGACGGTGGTACGATCTCGGGGGTTGGTACTGAGTAAGTTAGTATCCTCCTTCGTTAGAAACAGTTATTAGGACTGACAAAAACCTATTTGGTGGTCTTTGACCGTTTAAAGTGGAAAATAGCGC